AATATTTCTTAGGAAATATTTGGAGAAGGGGGCTTGTGCCCCCTTTTCTTTTGTTGTATATTGCTTTTACCCGGGGTTATCCGGTGTTCTGACAGTCCCGGCTGACGACATGCAGACAGAACACCCTCACTTGCATGTAAGGACACATCATGGCAAACACCACGTTCTCCGGCCCAGTCATATCTAACAATGGCTTCATTACCGGAACAGCTTCTTCCCCCATCGTTGAGACTACCGCTACCAATGTATCGGAATCGTACGTTACGACTTCTGCTGCTACCGGCGACACCCGTCTGTCTTATCAGCGTTTGGCTTTTACGTCAACTGGCTCTGGTGAAACTTACCGTGCTTTGACTCAAGTCACAGGTGCTGGCGCAGCTACTGGCGGTACTGTTAACGGCGCTCACATCAGCTTGAGCATCAACGGCTCTGGCACTATCTCTGGTGCAGGTAATGCTCTTCGCGCTACTCTGGGCGGTACATCTACAAACCCCGGTGGCACGATTGCGGCTATTCAAGCTGACTCCAACTTTGCTTCTGGCGGCACTTGGACAAACGCTTCGTTCATCCGCTTTACAAACAGCGGCACTGGCACAGTAGCTAACTTGTTAAATGTCCCTTCGGCAATGGTTACGGCCAATACCCAAGGCGCGGCTACAAACTCTTTGAAGATTGTGGACAGCGCAGGTACTGCCTACTACATCATGTTGACTACGACCAATAGCTGATATGCAGATCACCAAGGAATTCTTGGAATCTGAGATTAGTGAACTTGAGACTGAAGCACAGAAGGCCCAAACCTTTTTGACTCAGGCTCAAGCCACAATCCAAGCGTACAAGATGCTCATTAACAGGCTAGAAGCCCCAGAACCGGAAATGGAGCAATCATCATGATGCAAACAGACGTAAAGTCCGTGCACATAGAGGCTACAGCCACTGCGGTGGCCTATCGCACTCGCGTACGAGGCTATCAATTTATAACTGGCGGCACTGCTGGTGATATTACTTTCCGCGATGGTGGTTCTGGTGGCCCTATTCTTATAGAATTTAATATTGCTACTGCACCAACAAATCCAATGTCGTTTACGATACCCGGCGAAGGTGTTTTGTTCAGCACAAATGTTCACATAACTTTGCCCACTGACGCCAAAATCACGGTGTTCTATGGCTAAGTCCCCAGCATGGCAGAGGAAAGAGGGCAAATCCGAGAAGGGCGGCTTGAACGCCAAGGGTCGAGCCTCTTACAACGCAGCAAATCCGGGGAAGCCGGGTCTGAAAGCTCCACAACCCGAGGGCGGCAGCAGGCGCGACTCTTTTTGCGCCCGTATGAAAGGGATGAAATCGAAGCTAACGAGCGCCAAAACGGCAAGCGATCCAAACTCACGAATCAATAAGAGCCTACGGGCTTGGAATTGCTGATATGACTGATGAAGCCATAAAAACTGCCCGTGAATTAGCTACGCATGCGTCTGACATCAAACACTTGCAAGATGACATGGACAAGATGTTGGAGAACATGAAGGCTATGCAAGCAACGCTGACAGCCATCGACAAAACGTTGTCTGAAGCCCGTGGTGGTTGGAAGGTTTTGATGTTGGTTGGTGGAGCTAGTAGCGTTGTAGGCGCGGGTTTGGTTCAGCTTGTTAATTGGTACGCAGGCGGTAAGTGATGCCAAGCACAAGCAAGAAGCAGCACAATTTTATGGCCGCGATTGCAAATTCGCCATCGTTTGCCAAGAAAGCAGGAGTCCCACAGTCCGTGGGCAAGGATTTTACAACTGCGGACAAGGGCCGCAAATTTTCAAAAGGTGGTGATACTATGGCTTCAAAAATGAACGCTGGCTTTATGGCAATGATGGCCAAGAAAAAAGGCACTCCCGCCAAAAAAATGGCTGGCGGTGGTATGACCGCATCGGCTATGGGCAAAGTTAAGACAGCGGCCCCTAGTAAAGACGGTGTTGCCGAAAAAGGCAAGACCAAGGGTGCGCAGATCAAAATGGCTGGTTCTGGTGTCCCTAATGGCATTGGTTCCCGTGTGATGAAAAAAGGCGGAATGGCTAAGTGCTAAGGAGCTAATCATGGCTAAAAAAGAAGCTGGTGCTGGGCGTGGGTTTGTAAACCCGCAACGCACAGACGAATCCGATGAAGAGTATGTAACCCCCGCGCAGCGTTATGGGATGGAGCAGCAAAGTAAAACTGCTAAAGACCAAGCTGCCACTACCAAGGCTTACAACAAAGCGGCGGGCATGAAAAAAGGCGGTTCAGCTTCTTCACGTGCTGATGGCTGCTGCACCAAGGGTAAAACCAAAGGTAGGCTTATATGAAAAAAGTACGCAGGTTTGTTGACGGCGGGGAAACTGAAGAAGATATTAACCCATCAATAAGACCAAATTCTTCTCGTACATTTGCAGCACCGGGCAGGTTCTCACCCCCTGCGGCTAAACCCCCAATAGTTACCAAGGAACAACTGGAAAAATCCGGTCTTAGCTTACGTGACTACATGAACAAGCAGCAAGGGTTGAAGCCTCGTGGTGCTCCTGCCGCCGATACTTCCAAGGCTTATGGCAAAGAACAGCAGTACCAGAGAGCATCAGAAGCGGCACAGTCCCCCGAGGGAAAAGCAAAACGCAGTGCAATGGCAGAAGCACAAGCGTTGGAAGGTTCCTATCCCGTTGAGAATATTGCGGGTGGCGCGGCAAGCCTTCTTAAAGCTGGAGCCGGTAAGTTGTTTGGTCAAGGTGCTGCTAAAGAAGCTGCAACACGGATAGAGCCGTATCTTGCCAAAGAAGCGCAAATGGCTCTTCCCGCACCCGCCAAACAGTTGGCTCTTCCTGCACCTGCTAGACAGCTTGGTTACGATAAAGCAGCGGGAAAGACAGCTTCAAAAACGGCGGAACGTAATGCTCGTACTCAAGGCCGTCAGGATGAAATGTCGAGGGAAAACCTACGTAGGTACGGCATGACAGATGACACTTCCCGAGATGCTGTAAACGCAGTCCGCGAAAATCTTGGCATGGGGCGAGGTTTTAAAGTGATGAAAAAGGGCGGTTCAACCCAAGGCTATGCGTCTGGTGGCAAAGTCCGTTCAGCATCGTCTCGCGCAGATGGCATTGCTATTCGCGGAAAAACAAGGGCTTAATCATGATGCCAAGCCGGGGAATGGGAGCGATTCGCGCCAGCAAAATGCCCGGTGGGGAGAAGAAATCCCGTCGGGATAATACTGACTTCACGCAGTACAAAGAAGGCGGGGCGGTAAAATCCAAGGTAAATGAAGCTGGCAATTACACCAAACCTAGCCTTCGCAAACGCATTTTTAACAGCGTCAAAGCTGCGGCAATTGTAGGCACGGGCGCAGGGCAATGGAGCGCAAGAAAAGCACAGGTTATGGCTAAACGATATAAACAAGCTGGAGGTGGCTATCGTGACTGATGAAAAAGACAAAAAACGCAAAATGACAACGGTTGAAAAAGTTTTGTCATACCCCGGACGTGTTGCAATTTTGGGCGGTCTAGCTGCGGGTAAAGCTGCCGACCAAGCGTTGTATAACTCTGGGCTTGTGGACAAAGACAATCCTCGGCTTACAAAAGAAACGCGGGAAGGCCGGGGGTATTCTGAGGCTAAAAAATTGGGACGCATTGCTATTGGACTTGACTCTTTAGACGACGACGAGGGTAAGAAAAAAGGCGGAATGGTTTCTGCTTCTAAACGTGCCGATGGGATTGCGCAACGGGGTAAGACTCGCGGTCGGGTGGTGTAATGAAAGCGCCTCAAAAATCATTGAAGGATTGGGGCGACCAAAAATGGAGAACCAAGTCTGGTAAACCGTCGAGTAAGACGGGGGAGCGGTACTTGCCTGAAGCTGCTATCAAAAGCCTTAGCCCTGCTGAGTACGCTGCGACAACCAAAGCTAAACGGGCAGGAAAAACTGCTGGAAAACAATTTGTAGCCCAACCTAAAACGATTGCAAAGAAAACAGCAGGGTATAGATAATGGCTAAGACTACCGGCACCTCAGCCTTTAACCTCGACATGAACGACCTCATTGAAGAGGCGTTTGAACGTTGTGGTCAAGAACTCCGCACGGGGTACAACTTCCGTACTGCGCGGCGTTCGTTGAACTTGCTGACAATTGAGTGGGCTAACCGTGGTCTGAACTTCTGGACTGTTGAACAGGGCCAAATTCCAATGGTGACGGGTCAGGCTATCTACCCCATGCCTGTGGACACAATCAACCTCCTAGACACCGTTATTCGCCAAAGCAACGGCACGTCCAACCAGATCGACATCAACATCAGCGGTATTTCTGAATCTACGTACATGAGCCTGCCAAACAAGTTGGCACAAGGTCGCCCAATCCAAGTTTGGTACAACCGCCAGTCAGGGCAAGAAAACTTGTCTACGGCTACCCTTAACGGGACTATTACATCTACGGCCACCACAATTACGGTGTCTAACGTAGCCAGTTTGACTACAGCAGGGTTCATAAAAATTGATAACGAAACGATCAGTTACCCCAACGTAGACCCCGTAAACAATCAGTTGATTAACTGCGCTCGTGGGCAAAACGGCACAACCGCTGCGGCACATACCACTGGTGCGGCTATAACCGTGCAAAACCTGCCCGCTATTAACGTATGGCCTACACCTAATGCCCCCGGCAGTCAGTACATGTTTGTGTACTACCGCATGCGCCGTATTCAAGATGCCGGTACGGGCGTAACCGTGCAAGATATTCCGTTTCGCTTTATCCCGTGTATGGTGGCAGGGTTGGCCTATCTGTTGAGCATGAAGCTGCCTGATGCCGACCCAACCCGCACAATGGCGCTCAAGGCCGACTACGAACAGCAATGGAGTTTGGCGGAAGCAGAAGATCGGGAAACTGCGCCTTTGAGGTTCGTGCCGAGGAACTTGTTCTATGCCTAATCGTTTTGCTTCTGGTAAGCATGCGATTGCCGAGTGTGATCGGTGTGCACAGAGATTTATGCTCAAGGTGTTGCGTACACAAACGGTAAAAACAAAGCCGTTTAAAATCAAGGTTTGCAAGGCATGTTGGGATCCAGATCAGCCGCAATTGCAGTTGGGTATGTACCCAGTCAATGATCCCCAAGCGGTGCGTGATCCTCGCCCTGACGTGAGCTACCAAGTCTCTGGTCAAAGTGGTTTGCAGATTTTGCTAACGGACAGCACTACACAGGATGGGTTTGGTTATCCAGAACAGGGTAGTCGGGTCTTTGAGTGGGGCTGGAGTCCTGTTGGTGGAGCAAGCGGGTTTGATACGCTTTTAACGCCAAATAGCTTGGTAATAGCGGTAGAACTTGGTACAGTTACGGTTACAACGACATAAGGAGTCGAACATGGATGCGAAACAAGCAGTGCACAAGCACGAATCAAACATGCACCCCGGTGCAAAGCCCACCAAATTGGCGAAGGGCGGCAAGACAAACGCTCAAATGAAGTCTCTGGGCCGGGGTCTGGCTAAAGTTGCCAACCAGAAGAAGTCTTCGTTTACCTACAAGCGCGGAGGCTAATATGGCTACTTTTAGCAAAAAAGTTATGGGCAAAGAAGTTGGCGATGCCAAAGTTTATGCTCCACCGCACACGATGGACGGCAAAGCGGGTGTGGATATCAAGAACAGCGGGTATGACGGTGGCAATCGTTTTACTGCCAACGATGTGAATATGTCTGTTGGCAATATCAGCCGTGATCCATACAAAGCCCCCAAGACTTCTGGCGTTAAAACTCGTGGTAATGGCGCGGCTACCAAAGGCACGATTGCCCGAGGCCCAATGGCTTGATATGAACTATACGCAACTGTTCAGTACTATTCAGTCCTATACGGAAAATAATTTTCCGGACATTACCCTTTCCGATGGGTCAATAGAGACGACTAAAGAACAGATTGACCGGTTCATTCAACAAGCTGAACAGCGCATCTATAACTCGGTGCAGTTCCCATCAATTCGCAAGAATATGGTGGGTAACGTTCAAAGCGGCAACAAGTACCTCAAAGCCCCCGACGACTTTCTTGCCGTCTACT